TGAGTCCCATCTTTGTACCTATGCACTGAACACCCTGTCCACCTGATAGGTGATGTACCAATCGAACAGGACAACCTCTCCCGTGATTTCGCTTCCCGCACCCGCGCTGTTCTGCACCCGGCGAAGGCGCATAACGAGGTCATCGCCACCTGCCAGATTCGACACAAGGGTCGCATGGTCGAGGTCGATGGTGTAGGTGTGCGAATGAATCTTATACTGATCGTTGTTGTCGTCCGTCAGGGTGATGTCGCCTGTCAACACGTCGATGACCGTGGCGGTCGCAATAGCCGCCGCGACTGTCGGGTTGACCTTGTTCCACGAAAGCTGAAAGTCGAACTTCTTCCCGATGGTCTCGGCCGAAGCAAGGTACAGCAGGATCGTGAACGTGGGGTTCGTGATACCATCCCAGCGCCGGGGGACCGAGTTGCGGAAGAAGCATTCTTCATCGTCCGACGCATAAATCGGGAACGAATAACCGGCGAAGGCACCCAGTTCGACCGGCGTCGGCTTGTTCTGTGCGCCAACGCGACCGGCCACGAGCGCCGGACGTTCACGCAGGGAGCGCGACTTCGATGCCAGAGGTACGCCTTTGATTAGCATGAGATCACCCTATATCGCCGTGTCGATAAACGAATAATCGTAACCGGAAGCAGGCGCGGCGTCAGCCGTAGGAGTGGCGTCCGTCGTATTTCCTGTCTTGTCCGTGGCCGCATAATAGTTATAAGACATTCCTCTGGCATAGGCACCTAACGTATTATAAGCAACCGTCCCCATAGCGTATATTACGCCTTCTTGAACCGCCTGCTGACCTATGCCGTTTCCGCACAAAACGCAGTCGCCTATTGCACACACACCTGACAAAATGGCGTTCGCTCCGTATCCGACAGAGCCACAAGAGAGGACCCCGGCGGCGTTAATTACGGAAGCTGACCCGGCGTAAAGTCCGCCGATAGAACTCTTTCCAGAATTGAGTATGTTGGCCTTAAGTACCGTAACCGTAGAGTTGATCGTAGCCATTACGTTGATAGGAAAATTTGAAACACCTATGACATTCTCAAGGAAAATCGAAGATGAATTTAGGGTAGAAATACCAAAGGTTCCTGCGGTCAAATCCCCGACGATCATCAGGTATGCGATTCCCTTATCTTCCCAGCGATTCCCTATAGAGCATCCATCTGTTACTGTGATTCCGTTGACGCCTGTGAACGTTAAAACGGAAGTCAGGACCGTTACTGCTGCTGTGACATTGCCGGAAGGGACATTGACCTGCTGTGTTGAAGTAACCGTTATTCGAGTGTTTACTGCATCAACATTTGTTATCTCCCAAACGCCGAACATGCATTGCGGCCTCGTACCACCGGCGCAAGTCCTGAAAATGGCATAATCACCAACCGCGATATCCGATACAGAGTCAAGATTAACGATGATGCTGTAGTTTCCTGCGCCGCCAGACGATGACTGCACGGAGGACATTGTTTTCGAAACGGGGGTCGCTCCGACTATCCTGATTTGCGTTCCGTCAACGTGCCTGATGTTTACGGAACTAGCAAAAGAATAGTGACCGGCCGCAACATTGATAGTCACATAGACGCCATTTGCTATCCTGTACCCCCCAAGGTAAGACAGGGCTTTATTGATTGTCGCCCACGGGGCTCCAGACGAACCGTCCCCTGTCGAGTCGTCCCCGGTCGTGGCAATGTATAGATTAGTGTCCGCAGTTATCCACGGCCCTAAAATCGTAACTCCGGCGATCTTCATATTACACCTCCACCACCACAAGCTGCGGTTCGAAGTACCAGATGTCCGCCGTATATGCCCAGCCGAGCACCTGCACCTGATCCCCGGTTCCGGACGGGGCGGTCTGCGTCACCGCGCCTGCGTCGGTGGACAGGTAGATGAGGCCCGAAGCGCCGGGACCCTTCGTGAAGTTGTAGGCGGAATCATCGCGAATCCAGCCGCGTTTGAGGAATTCGCCCGACGCATCGGCGCTGATCGTGGCGGTGCAGAAGGCCACGGCGGGAGCGGTTGAGGAGGAGTCGGCGTCGGCCTTGTAGAACTTCCCGTCGGCCGCCATGTAGACGACATCGCCCCACGCGAGGTCCTCCCCGGCCGTGCCGACGAAGGTCTCGCCGGACACCGAATCGTCGGCCATCGTATCAGGCCGCAGCAGGACGTTGCCCGCGCCGAGGGTCAGGGTATTGGTGTTCTTCTCGCCCATGATGGAGAGGCGGGCGTCACCTGCGGCGTAGTCGGCGCACCAGAGGGAAGTCATATCAACAGGAACAGCCGTCGGAGCCACACCGCCGTTGACAACGAACAGATTCTTGTTCGCCGTTGCGGGGATCGTAGTATTCGTCGGACCCCAGAAAACGATGTTTTGTTTTGTGGCGCTCTCATGCGTGACGGAAAGAACAGTATATCCAGACACGCTGGAATACAGATAGAGCCCGGCATTGGTAATATTGTAACCGATACGCCATTTCTCCGACAATTCCTGAGAGAGAATAATAACTCCGTCCCCGGCCCTTCCATCTACAACAAGCGCCCCTCCATTGTTCCCTTCCGCATAAATCCTGAGCGTAGGTCCCACTGGAGAGCCGGAGTATGTCTTGAAATCAAAATATGTTGAGTGCCCGGAAGGTCCGGCAACGTTGAACCTGACATATTCTTCAAGCGTTCCGGCCTGCATGAATTTGAAGCTGATGCTTCCGCCTTCTCCGCCGTCGTTAGGATAGCGGATAGTGCTGTTAATCTGTGCGTATTCGATCAGTTCTGGAGTTGCGTTGTCGTTGTAGCCTTTGAAGGAAATTGCGCCGAGGACATCGCCAACCTGACCGGCGGCACCGCGGGACTGCTGGAAAACGAAAGCTGGACCGAGCGCATCGTCGGCGACCCGAGACAGAGTAAGACCGATGTTGGTTTTATCGTACAGAAGCCCAGACGCACCGCCGAGAACGGAGCCATCGACAAAGAGGACCTGCTCGTCGGTTCCAACTACTGGCGTCACACCAGGAGTCAGCGCACCGCCACCGCCACCGCCTGAGTTGTCGAAGATCTTGTTGTCGAACATCTCACTTCCTCCTTAGAACTCAGGCGTCACGACCATTGAGCAGTTGGTGAGCGCCACCTTATTAACGTAGCGGAACCCCTCTACATTATTCTGACCGCTGATACGGATAGCCTGCCCAGCGGCGATCGGGATACCAAAGCCACCGGCAACAGGAGTTGCTCCGCCAAACGCCACGTTGAGGTCGTTCGTCTTTACATAGATGTGGACTGCTCTCGCTTTCCTTCCTGCCGCGTCCACGATGATGCTGGCGGAAAGGGCAGATGCCGAATCTCCAGCCGTGACAGCAACAGAAGCGCCTTGTACGCCGAGCATGTCAAATACTAACATAATCCGCCCTCCTACAGTAGCCACGACTTTATCATCGGAGGAATCTCCCTGAAGATAAACATCTTCACTACTGCCCACGCAAAGAGTGCCATAGCGCAGTAAATGATAAACATGGCGAAGTTGTCCTGGAAATGTCTCCAGGCCTTATTAAGTGATTGAGAAAAGGTTACTGCCTTCTGTCCCACTTCTTCCGTCGGCGATGGGTTCCCTCCCCCATTTGCCGCCTTTACCGCATCGTCGATCTTGGAAGCGAGAGCTTTCAGGCCCGCAGACGCTTCAGTAAGCTGCGAAACCATCTTGCCCTGTACCTCCTCGAGTCTGTCGACCCTATCCATAACATGGTCAATTCGTTCCTCGGTCACAGAGACCCGCTTCTCGTGATCGAGAATCCTGCCACAGGTAGAGCCGTGTTCTGAACATAATTCCCTCATTACACCTCCAGTTGGAAATGCGGATAGTCTGGGGACTTCCACCTTCCACCCCACTCAAGTCCGAGTCGTTCGCCGATCTTCCCGACGTTTTGATAGTCCGGAATGCTGTCCTTATTTACATCCACCTTCAAATCCCATGTCGGCTTGCCGTCGGAAAGGATGGCAATGTCGAAGGCGGTTGCCGCTGGTTTTCCATTGATTGTATTGGAATGACGAGAGAAGCGGGTCCAGGTAACCTTGCGCCCTGGGGTGGTGCGGCCCTGCGCGTAAAGGGCATCCTGTTCTGCCTGGCTGCGATAAGTGCAGGTAAGCATCACAGGAATGCCCGCTTCCGCACATAGACCTAGGAAGGCGAGACACTTCGGCTGTAAGTTAGGATGTAGGTCCGTTATCTTGCGCGATGACATCTACCACCTTCCTATCGTCGTCATCTTTTCTGGCGGTGATACCATTACTCGCCGCCAGTTCTCTGGCGCGCGCTTTGATTTCTTCAATCTCCTCAAGACTGAGGTGTGCATGCAGGTTCTCACTCTGAACTTTCCTAATAGCAGAATGCCCAGCACGGTCGAGAATGTCCTGCGCGACGCCTACCTGCACCTTAGTGTCGGCATCATCATTCTCTAGCACCTCTTTGAGCCGGCGCGTTGCTAAGGGAGCTAATGCTCTTATTTCCGCCGCGACGTCTACCGCGGCCAGGTCGGCGGTATCGCGGAGGACGTTCAGGTGACGTTTCACAATGGTCGAATTGAGCGTATTAGAGACAGTCTGCTCTGTGATGCCGAGGGCTTCAGCAATGGCTTTCTGCTTCAGACCGAGCACGGCAAGGCGGCAGATTTGGTGGTGTCTTTCCCACATCTCCTGAATCTCAAATCGCCTGTTCGACGCCGGAACCCGCATGACACACCTCTCCTTATCTATACCTGCACAATAACACATAAAAACGTAGGTGTCAATACACAAATAACCACCATTGTGGAAGGCGGCACCCCAAACTTATGTGAATCATTCACGGAAGATGGGGCCGCCCTCGAAGGGCGCCCTCGAAGGGCGCCATAGGCGCCACCGTAGGTGGTAGGCTTCTAAAAATTTTTTACAAAATCTGAAAGTGCCTTACGGCGGGAAATAGGAGGCGGTTCCCCCGCTCCCTACCGGCTCGTGCGGCGGTTGCAACGGCCCGCATTGGATCCAGGGCCGGCGGGCCGGGCGGGCCGCTTCGTTGTTTCCCGCGATCAACACGAAAAAAAGGGCTTGACATTCCAAACGGGGTATGGTATGATTATTTCAACGATAAGGAAAGGGGCGACCGGATGACGGCCGCAACCTCCGCACTCTTTAACAACTGAATATCGTGACCTTCGTTGCGGGCCTTGTCCAGCGGCGTGCCATATCAAAAACTAACTGGAGGGATTGATATGGACTACATCAACGCCACCGACACCTTGAAGGCTTGGCTCGAGCAAACGGTGCCCTGCGAAATCGTCTTTGCCGTGGAAACTGTTATCTCGAAAGACAAGGACGCCCGCGAAGCTGGCGCCGGAACCAAAGCGACCATCGAAATGGTTATCCCCACGTCTTGGAAGCTCGGGGATATCATCGAACGGCTCTCGGCCAGCAACTCGCCAAAAGTCGCCGTTGCTTCCGAGTACCGCGGAATGACCGTGCCCTCGCGGTTCCGCTGGACTATCAACAAAAAAGGCGAAAAGAGAGCGCGAAAGCCCATCTCTAAAGAGGCTCATCTGCGGGCCGCTTTCGGTGACGCGCGCTTTGAAGCCCTTCTCGCTAAATTCGGAACCCCTGAACGGGTCTTCGAAGCCGTCAGCTCCCTGCTGGCGTAACCCCTAACCGGTACGCCGCTGAACAAGGCTCGTAACGAAAATTTTCTAAAAAACCTTGTAGTTGGCTCCATTTTTCCCCTTTTTCCCACTTCGCTCCAAACTTCCGCACCGATTCTACACCAAATTCTACTCCAAAAAAAGGAGCAAATCAATGGTTACTTTATTAGGGGAGAGAAGGTGTCCCTTCTGCGGAAGGGCCATCGAGGAAGGGCAACTTGTTTATCAGATCGAAGTTGATGGGAAGGATGTCGGCTTCACTTACCTGCACAAGGAGTGCATGGATAAGAAGAAGCCGGAGCGCGTAACGTATGGGTTCGTGTTCATGGGAGTGCGATAACAACATTGGAAAGGAGCTTTGGGTATGGAGCGGGTTGTTTATGTCGTCGGGCTTCAGCAGTCCGGCGGAGCGTGGCTCTGGAAAGATGAGTTCTTCCAGAGCGAGGAAGAGGCGTACGCTGAGCAGGAGCGCCTCGTTCGAAGGGGTCTGGCAGGGGTGAAGGTGTTTCACCTTTACCTCAAGAAAGCGGCTTCTTGCGAATAGAAAGGAGGTATGAATGGTTTCTGAGAAGGAAAAGCGGAGGATTAGGAGAGAACTGAAGTTGAAGAAGAAGAGGTTGTTCGGATGCAAGTTGAGGAGGTGGAAGCGCCGGCTCGATGCCGACGGCGCCGCCAAGCTGTAAAGCGACGCTGCGAGGCGGAGCTGTGAAGCGAGAAGTGCGGCTCGTCGCCTTCTGTGAATGATTCACGGGAGGCGGCGGGCCTTCCTTTTGCTCCAGACCTACCGATTCAGACCTACCGATTCGAACCTATCGGTCTGGCCCTGCCAATTTGGCCCCTGTATGTAGATGGAGTTGTTAACATGTTATTTGTGTTAATGGTGTTATGATGTGGGCTAGTTAGCATGTGGGCTACCCCCACCCCATCCGTGAAATGCCGTCACAGAAGGTCGGAGGCGGTCTTTCTTTTTCTTTCTATAAAAAAAATAGATAAAAAAATAAGAATAAAAAAATAGAGAGAAAAAAAATAAGAAGACCGACGTAGAAGTTCCCCGCAACCTTCTGTGACGGGTTTTCAAAAATGGGGATGGGGTAGCCCACACGTTAACCAGCCCACAGGCCTACAGCATTAACACGGTAACATCGATAACAACTACAAAAAATTTTTCAAATAGTTGGTAAATAATTGTTGACACCTACGTTAAAATATGTTATAATGTATTATCACAATAGAGAAAGGAGTAAAGAGCAATGAAAGAACTCACCGAACCGACGGACCGCAAAAATCTCCTTATCGCCCTGGAGACCATCATGGCCTCCGCCGACGCCAAGGCCCTTAAGTGGGCCATTGGCTACACCAGGTTCTGCATCGACCTCATCAAGGCCAACGCCTCAACCCTCGCTATTAGAAACCAGCTCCTGTACGTCCAGTGCAACATCCAGTACTGGCGACACCCCAGGGCGAAAGAGGTCAGGAACGTTATCAAGGAGTTCGTAAAGGCCACCGCGGACCTGTACTAACGAGGTGCTGAATGGATGATGTAAAGAAGAAATTGATGGAAGCGCTAGGCGTATCCGAAGACGAGTTGCGACGCCTAGCGCGGAAGGTAGTTGCACCGCCAGCAACTACAAAAGCGGCCCCTCAACATGGGCCTGTCAAATTGTATAAGCACGTCATAAAGAGTTGTACTTGCCGCCACTGCGGCGATAAGTGGACCGTCGAGTATGACTTGAATCATGGAGAGTCCATTTCCTGGCTCTCCAAAGACTGGAGGGCGCGAACACACCAGGTTCGGTCCAATGACCCAATGACGGACCTTCATATTGACGCCTACGTTTCCAAGTGCGGAAGGTGCCGCCTCTGGGTTCTCGGCATGACGCATGCCGAACTTGCAGAGCGGTACCTTTCATTGCTCGACCTGTTCGAGCCAACCTTGGTATTAAAATTCGACCTGGAAAGGGAGAAGAAGGAGAAGGAGAGAGATGCAAAGACTCAAGAGGGAATTCCAGAATCAGAACCAGAACAGAATCGTAGACAGACGCTTGAGAGCTTATTTCCTCTGCATTTACTCTATTAGCATGTTAGCCCTGATTGCGTACTGCATCTGGCTCTACCTCAAATAACGGGCCTTAAGTAACGGGGAGGAGAAAAATGAGCGACAAACCAACAGCTGTATTTAACGCAAGAGTGCCTGTGAGCGACCTTGCCGTGGTATTCTATCACATGGAGCAGAACGGCCTTGTTCCCACGAAATCGGGAGCAATTGCGTTTGCTCTAAGTATCGTCGCCTCGACGATTGTCCAGAGAGGTGGAAGGGCCTTCACAACACACGAGGCCCTTTCTTTCTTCTCCAGAAGAGGTGTGGATACGACGATGAAAGGCCGATTGAAGAAGAATATCGCGGACGCCCTCCGCGACGAAGATCTGTTCCTTAACGACCTTCGCGCCGCGGCAGAGCGCATACTTGGTTCCACACAGTCAGAAACAGCCACTGCAAAGGAGGGCCAGACCGACACCGTCGGCATTGGCCCGGAGGAGTTGAGAAGCTTAGCTATCAAGAGCGGAATTGTTACGAACTTAAAAAGAGAGGAGGAAGGATAAATGCACTTTAACAACACCTGTAATCACGCCCCAGACGAATTTGTAGGCACGCTTGAGTTAGTGGAAACCAGAGTAGAAGACGGAAAGAAGAAGCTGGTCGTAGCCTTCTACGATGTCTTCGTATGTCAGAGCAAGACGGATGGGCACTTCATTTGCATTCGCTATGGAAACGAAGGCCCGGAATATCTCAGCCCCGGTACGATTTGTTCACTTCTTCTGTCGTCCGGCGAGCTCTACAGACGCGCAGCTGGCTTAATTATGAAGAAAGGATTCTTCACCTATCACAAATATACTACTCAAGATGAGAAAGGAGGCAATGATGAGTAATGGTTTCGAGACTACCTTAACGTACGTGTTCCGCATTAGCGGAACGTGGGTGTTCCTATTGTTCTGCCTAGGCTCCGTTATCGTCTGCACAACCGCGATTCTAGTCGGAACATGGAACATGGTGCACTGTCTTGTAGAAAAGTGGTCACTCATGACCGGACAGGCACCAGATTGGCTTTCGTTTCTGGAAACGAAGATGATAAAAGAAAGAAAGGAGGAAACGAGTAAATGAATACAGAGAGCGTTTGGCTTCTAATGGTCGAGGATCTCAGACGTGGAGAAGGTAGCACTTCATGCAAGGAAGTATATGCGTCGTACGAGTTGGCGGAGCAGGCTCTTCGCCGCTATGTCCTCGGCGTAGTTAGGCGGGGCGGAGCTGATTTCTGTTATGACTTCGTCACGTCGGAGTACGCCAACATCTTCTACAAGACCGCAGTCCATGATAAGTACATAATGGGTGTCTGGGTCACCAGACGCCTGCTTCGGACCGCGCTCAGCACCAGAAGCAGAAGAACATAACCTTCTGTGAATCGTTCACGGAAGGTGCCTCCGGATAGGAGGCGGTATAATAACATCAAGCGACGGAGCTCCGAATGTGGAAGCGCCGAATGAGGGAAGGGGGTGAAGAACGCGGACCCGAAACAGTTTATACCGCTATTGCTGATAATCGGATTGCTGATCGTTGTGCATCTCTGCCACTAATAGCGGTAAAAAAAATTTGCGTAGTAGGGAAAAAATTGTTGACAACTACGAATTTTTATGTTATGCTCTTCAATAATGGTTGGCAGGTTACTGCCACAAAACTTCAAAAGATAGGAGGAACAGAGTTATGGCCAAAATCGACGTGAAAGCAACGAAGGTGATTGATGGGATCGAAAGGCAGGCCTGCGTTCAGTATGACTTCGGCGACAACCTGCAGGATGCGGTCGCGAAGTTCGGCGAAAAGGCCGTGTACGATGATTTCGTCGCATCTGCCAAGATCACCCTCCAGGCTGGGATGCGCCGCCTCCTCGAGGCCGGCAAGTCCGAGGCGGAGATCGCCTCCGCCCTGGCAACGTGGAAGCCCGGCGTGAAGATGGAGAGGATGGTGGATCCGGTCGCCGCTCTCATGAACAAGTTCGGCACCATGTCCGAAGAGGAACAGCTTGCTCTGATTGAGAAGCTGAAAAGCATGAAGGCGAACGGCTGATCGGCTGATCGGTGGCACCTCCCCATTAGATGGAGGGCGGCACTCACTCTTCGAGGCCGGTACCTATCCCTGGAGGTAGTACCTGCTTCGAGGCCGGTACTCACCCCTCGAGGACCAAAGGCCGCCCTCCATTCCTCTTTTGAAATGGAAAGGAAAGGATAATGTCCAGAGTTATAGAATGGCTTTCGTTCTCCGACGTGGTAACCGGCCACGTCGAGAACTATACCGTGAAGCAGTTCGGCGACCTACCAGACGACAGCCTTTCGACCTATACGGTCGAAGACTGTCTCAGAGCCATCAGCAAGTACGTAACCCGCAACATGCGGGAGAATAGAAGGGGTCATAAGGAGGCCATGCGGGACATGGTGAAGATAGCGCATTATGCCGCCGCTGCTTTCTGGAAGATGGCCAAACACTCAGCGGCCCCAGAAATAAAAGACATAGAAGAAGGGAGGTAGCTTCTATATGAGAGACTGGAAATACTTCGCAGCACTTAACAACAACCTGCTCGAGCCCAAGTATACGACGCAAGAGCGGGCTCGAGACGCCATAACAAAGTTCGAGCAGTTTGTGAAGAATGGCCTCCGAGCCAGAAATATGCATGAGGACGAATGGTACTACTTTTGCCCCATCACGGGCAAGCAGTGTCGCACAGATTGCGTCTGCTTCAAAGAGCACTCCATCATTCCGCGCTCTTCACGACAGCCCTCCTCCTCAGGAGCTTTCGTAGAGGAAAAATGGTTCTCGGTGAAGAACTGGGAATGCACTAACGTCCAAGTATCAGGAATCGTTTATATAGAACGTATCTGAAAAAGGAGAAAAACGATGGCCGAACGTAAGACCTGGCAAAGGCGGGCCGGCATCATGCTCTGCTATCCTTTTGAGGAGAAGAGGCTAGCAAAATGGCAACCGCCTTTCATAATCCAACCCAAACTGGATGGAGTACGGTGTCGTGCTATCATCAACGAGAACGGGGACGTTCGCCTGTTGTCGAGTGAGATGCACGAGATCGTCTCCGTTCCCCACATCTCGGCGGCCCTCCAACATAGCGGTCTTCGCTCCATAGAACTCGATGGAGAACTTTACATCCACGGAAGATCGTTCAATGACATAGTGAGCATAACGAGCAGAGAAACGAATATAAGATGGGACTATGACGAGATGCAGTACCACGTCTTCGACATAGTATCTCCTCTTGTCCAGGCGGAACGCACTCTCCTCCTAGAAGGAGATATAGGTCCCACCTTAGAAGGAGAAACCATCAAGATCGTAACGTCCAAGCTGGCAGACAGCGTAGACTCCATAATGGACAGCCTCGATAATTATTCTTCTTCCGGCTACGAAGGCATCATAGTACGAAACTCATTCGGCCTATATGTCAGACGGCGAAGCACAGACATTATGAAATTCAAACCGACACGAAGCGACGTTTGGAAGATCGTCGGCTACCAGAGAGAAATAGACAAAGACGGAAACCCGAAGGAAGCTCTCGGCTCCCTTCTCTGCGCTTCTGAAGAAGGAGAGCCATTCTCTATAGGAAGCGGCTTTACGAGGCGGCAGAGAGAAGAATTCTGGGCACACCGCGACCTCTTAATCGGGCTCTACGTCCGTGTTAAGTATCAACATTTAACGAGCAGTCGTGGAGTGCCGCGCTTTCCGATTTTCTTAGAGCTCACGGAGGCGTAGACGGAACGGAGGCGGAACGGAGGCGGAGATGATTTTCTGGGATCTAGACGGTGTAATCCGCGACATTAGCAAGGCAACCTTCGGCTATCATATTCCAACGTGGGATCATCGAGATGCACTTGGAAAGAATTTGGTGCAGAAGGTAAACGACAACATCCATATTCTGGTGTCGGCGCCGCCGACCGAGTATAAGGATATGATAGAAAATGCCTATAGCATCCTCGACGAACCTATTCATATCCTTACAGTACAGCCAAGAAGGTGGCAGGCCTACACAAAACTCTGGATTCTAAACCTCCTTCGCAACGTTGAGGCGAAAATCACTATGTTCCAAAACGTAAGTGATAAGTATAAGTACTTCGCCGCCATTGAGGATGCCCTCCTGGTCGAGGATCACCCCTGTCTTCCCTCATACAAAAGAGTCGTCTTGGTAAGACGACCATGGAATTCTTCTGTGAATCATGCACACAAGGTTATTAACAATGTCTCAGACATGCATTTCTTCTTGACAAAGGAGGTCTTAGGTGGAAAAGAAGAAAAAGAAGACTAGAGCAGAACGTCGTTCCCTGAGAGAAGAGCGGTACGCGCTCCTATTCTCTACCATCCAAACCTCTTACGATAAGAACCCGGACTTTGATATGCAGATCTTTCTCAAATCACTTCCGTCCGAGTTCAGAGGACTAGCGTGCCTGGCAGAGCGGGACTTCCTAAAGATGAGAAAGGAGCGAAAAGTATGACTACCAAGACGTTGAAACCAAGACCGCAGGATGCTGACTTCCAAACCAGACTCAAATCCCTGTGCCTCGAGTACGGCATCTCATTTCATGTGTTCGCTGGGGAGTATGAGAAGACATCCGTACAGAAGGAGGGCCGCGCCGTCGTATCCCTAGCTGGATCTGTGGAGAAGATCCTGCGCCTCGTTGATGCTCTAAACGACCTAATGCCAGGAGTCATCGTCAACGGCGTGGTACGAGAGATCAGCAAGATTACCTGCAAGGACTGTCCAGACAGGGACACCTGTCCAACAAAGGATCTATTGACAGAAGGGAGGCGGTGCAATGCCTAAACCATACCCAGTACCCGAGCACGAGTCGTGGTACATCCACGATTCTTCCAAGATTCAAGAGTACCTCGAATGCCCACGCATGTATTTTTATCGTTATGTAATGGGCTGGACACCTGACTCTTTTAACAACCACACCTACTTTGGAGAATGCTGGCATATTGGTATGGAGCATCTCATCCTCCACGGCTATTCCACGAAAAGCGTGGCGGAGGCTGCTCGCCTTCTAACAGAGCATTACAGGAAAAAGGTGCCAGAAATAATGGATCCCTCTTATGCCCCCAAGAACCCCGGCAACGCGCTCGTTGCCCTAACTGGATACATAGTGGAGTACGCCGGTGAAAGATTCGACACTTTATACACAGAGATCGCGGGTACCGTACCTATTAACGAAAGGAACGTTCTGCATTTCAGAATGGACTCTGTCCTCAGAGACGATAGAGGCTATTTTAGCAGGGAACATAAAACTGGTTCGCAACTTAGCCGAATGTGGCTCGATCAGTGGGCACTATCGTTCCAATGCGGGACGTACAATCACGTTCTTTATTGTCTCTTTTCACCAAACGAAGTCTGGGGAGTGGAGATTAACGGTACGATCTTCAACAAAACCAAGATCCAATTCCAACGCGTTCCCTCCAGACGAACGTTGTCAGCTATGCAGTCATGGTTCTGGCACGCCAACGAGTACGTTGCGCGCATCGAAGAAGACTTTGCACGCCTCAGGGAAGCCTCGAAAGACGACGAAGTCTTAATGTGTTTTCCTCAAAATCCGACAGCGTGCACAAAGTACTTCGGCTGTCCTTATCATGGCTTTTGTACAGCGTGGAGTAATCCACTAAAGTATGCAGACGAAGCACCACTTGGCTTCCATATCGAATGGTGGAATCCGGCCGATCAAGAAAGAAAGCCAAAGCATGTCTTCGACTTCTCTAAGAAGGAAGTTAACTTTATTTTAACAGGAGGTGTATAATGTCAGAGGTCAAGCGTCTTACTCATCACAGCGTCAGCGGTATTATAGAAAACCTAGAATACACTTCGTTGAAGTGGGATAAGATCTTTGACGAGGTCGTTCTTCGCCTGGAGGATGGCGATCGCCGGCACGTCGTCCCTCTCAGGAACATCAGCCGCTTGACGTACCGCCAGTCACATGTGGAGCCGGCCGCGGCAGAAGATAAAAAAGGCGAAGGCAAAAAATAATTGTTGACAACTACGGAAAATTGTGATATGATCTTCAAATAACATAATCGAGAGGAGGAACTATTATGGCAAGAACAATCATTATCGAACCCTGTCTCAACGGCTTCGTCGTCAAGGTAGGCTGCCAAACCGTCGTATTCAACAAGTTAGATACGCTGATGCGCCTACTTTCGGAGTACTTCGTCACTCCAGACCTCATCGAACAGGACTTCATAAAGAACGCTCCGACGTGGGCTCCTGGCGTTCCCGAAGAATCCCTAACCCCAACCGATTCATCCTGCCCTAGCATCATTAGGAGGAGGTAAAATGCCTTTAGACATTCAAAAAGAGCTATCAGAGATTAAGCAGTTGTATACCTCCGACGCTCGACATAAGTCCTTTAATGCTATCATATATGGAGACTCCGGCTCTGGTAAGTCCTACTCTCTAAGGACAGCCCGACGCCCTGTCTTGGTCCACTCCTTCGATCCGGGAGGGCAGAAGGGGAATAGGAAGTGCGTAGAAGAGGGGTGGTTCTTCGTAGACAGCAGGTGGGAAAACGAAGATCCCATGCGACCTTCTGTATTCCAGGCGTGGGATAAGGAGTATCATCGCCTCCTTCATGGCGCCATGTTCGAAAACATAGGAACGTTCGTTCTTGACAGCGCAACTACCATGGCTGGTACTGCCATGAATGTCGTCCTGCAAAAAGCTGGCCGTACCGGAGGACATCCGTTTCAACAGGATTACGCACCAGCTATGGCCATGCTGGAGGCGGCATACAAATCCTTCACAACCCTACCGTGCGACGTTATCTTGATCGCACATAGCGACGTCGACAAGGACGAAGCAACTGGTAGGATGTTTATCGGCCCTCTCTTTATCGGTAAGTTGAAGATGCGGATACCTCTGCTCTTCGACGAACTCTATTACGCCCACACGAAGGAGTCTTCCGCCGGTATTAGGTATGAATGGCTAACGCGCTCGACAGGCCTTTTCAAAGCGCGAAGCCGCCTCGCCGCAGAAGGCAAGTTAGAGACTTATGAACCCCAGGACTTCAAGAATATCCTGAGAAAGGCGGGACTTTCCGATGCTGACCGTGCAGGAGTATAGTGAAATTTTGCGGATGACGTTTATGAAGAACGTCGAACGTCAGACTTCATGGGGTAGGGAACAATTAAAGATCATGTTTATGGAGACACTGATCGAGGCTAATAACATCATGCTCAAGGAGTGGTTCCGGCGAGCGGGAGGAGGTGAAAAGCAAGAGTAGCGGCTTGAGGTTCTGCACAAATAACAACAATTGAACAATTGACCTATTGAGAGGAGGTTCTTTGACATGAAAAGTTGGCTTTTGATTATCGCTGCGGTTGTGTCGTTTGCTTCTCCGGCCTATGCCTTCATGGACACCATCAACAACGGTCCTCAGGCAGAAGCAAATGTTATCGACACCAACATCAACACCAACACGAACGTGAACACCAACACTAACACCAATGTGAACGTGTTGGGACAGCAGCAAGGGCAGTTGCAGGGACAGGCACAGAAGCAAGCGCAGGGGCAGTTGCAAGCGCAGGGCCAAGCCATCATCGGGTCGGCCAACACTAGCAACAGCAACAATTCTTCTCAGGAAGTGACCTTCATTAGCCCCGAGAACAAGCGCGAGCTGCCTGGCTTCTATGGTTATCAAGCCCCTCAAGGGTTTGCCTACCGCGGCCCTTTCGAAAAGGGAGTGGCTGGGAAAGCCAAACCCTGGCGTATGAGCAAGAAGCAGTGGGCCTCGGCCGAATTGGACGGCTTCTACTCCGCCTGGGACAGCGCCAAGTGCAAACTGTTCCAGATCAGTCCGGCCAAAGATGCATCCGAGACACTGACTATTGGGACGAAGGACGTTCCTATTGCGATCCTCGAGTGCGAGGGCGCAAGCGATTTAGAGATTTGGGGTGCTGCTGGGAAGAAGGCTCTGGAAGCCGGTGCGAAGTTCATCGAAGAAGCTGCGTACGCTGCTACGTTTATTAACAAGAGCAGTGGTTGGAACCTCGGCTTCGGCGGCGGCGTGACAGCCGTCAACGGTGGCAACGACGTGTATGGTGCCTCCGTAGGAGGCGGTACGGGCATCGGTTCTGCTTCTTCTGAGCCGATCGAAAAGATCAAGGTCGTCTTTTTCCTGTTCTAACACAATCTTCTGTGAACCATTCACATAAGGTGGGCGCAGAAGAATAAAACACCATAGGAGGTTTTAGTATGAGCTTCATTGAGCAGATTGATTTCACAGGCGTATTTGAACCGAAGGTTGTCCCGGCCGGCGAGTACCAGCTCCGCATCGTTTCTGTGGAGCGCAAGGTGTCCGAAAACACGGGCAACGTATACCTCAACGTACGTTTCGAGATTCCTTCCGAGCCGCAGTCGAAGGACGTCTTCGAAATGCTTAACCTGCCCATGCCGAAGGATGACCTGAAGACCGCCAACATGAAGAAGTCGGTCCTCATGGCTTTCCTCAAGGCCTTCGGCTATAATCCCGCTGAGCCTATCGATGGCGATCGCCTTCGTGGCCTGATGGGCTGGGCTATTCTGAAGGAGGAGAAGGACAACACGTACGGCGACAGGAACCGCGTGAAGCAGTTTGTCGTTCCTAAGTGATCGGTCCTAGCCTCACAGAAGGGGCGTCTATCTGACGCCCCTTTTATTGAGGCTACTGCCATCAAAGGAGGTGATAAAACATGCGGCGCGTTTCTGTTAATGTCGAAGATGAACTGTTCACCAAGCTTGCCATAATCCCTTGGGGAGCGAGGCAACGAATTCTTGTGAGAGTCCTCGAACAGGTTGTCAAAATGATCGAGGAGCATGGAGAGATAGCTATTGGTGCTATCATGTCAGACCGCCTATCACTAGTGGAGGTATTCCATCATGGCTCGTCTAGAGGATCTTCGCCACTCCATTCTATATCTGCCTCCTTCGGAAGCAATCAGAGTAATCAGCGGCGTCAGAGCGAACCGACGGATTCCGAAGAAGGTAGCGTACCAGAAAAGGGTGGAAGGGGCGGAACCAAAACGTAAAGCCGTTGCGAAGAAAGCAGTCAATTCCACAGAGAACCTTCTAGCCGCCATCAATCCTGCACAAGCAGAAGCTTTGTTGGCTCTTCTTCAAGGAGGTAAGAAGTGCAACTAAGTACTATACCAAGATCAGCAATCGTGTTTGGAGAACGCTTTCGTGAGGACTATGGCGATCTTAACGAACTGGCGTCTTCAATTAAAAAGGAAGGAATTATTCAACCACTCGCCGTTCGATACGACGGCGACAATAAGTATACGCTCTTAGCCGGCGGGAGGAGGTTTCGTGCCGCCGAGATTGCGGAGGTAGATGAAATCCCGGTCCGCATTTATCCTGCGTCTATCTCAGACCTAGAAATGCGCTCCATCGAACTAATGGAGAATGTCTGCCGTAAGGATCTGACGTGGATCGAAGCCGCCAAACTGCGGAAGGAAATTCACCGCCTTCAAGTACAGATCCACGGTGAGGCGAAGAGTGCTACGGGTGAGGGTTGGTCGCAAGATAAGACCGCGGCCCTTCTCGGCGTCGACCGCACCACTATTAGTAAAGACCTCCAACTCGCCGACGCCTTGGAACATATTCCTGTTCTAGAGCGAGCGAAGACGCGTGCTGACGCCGTGAAGTTGCTAAAGAAATTAACAAACGAGGTAGAAAGGGCTCATTATGCAAGGCAGATAATGACCCAGCAAGAGACCTCTCCTCTTGACCGCGTACGGCGGGAGATTGCGAGCAGGTTTGTTGTCGGTGATTTCTTCGAGATGGTAAAGCAAGTCCCCAACGGCAGTATTGACTTCGTAGAAATCGATCCTCCTTATGCTATCGAATTGCAGGACAAGAAAACCGCGAACTCAGAGGGTCTCGAATACTACAACGAAGTTGATAAAAAAGACTACGTCGATTTCCTGATTGGGACTTTACAGGAAACTTGGAGAGTCATGGCCGAGAACATCTGGATGATTATTTGGTTTGCTCCTGATCCCTGGTTTGAACCGATCTACCTCGCTATGAAGGCGGTCGGCTTACGTGGTAAACGCCTTCCTGCTGTTTGGGTCAAAGGTACTGGGCAGTCACTCAATCCAGAAAGGAGCCTAGCAAACGCGTACGAAATGTTTTTCTATGCAAAGAAAGGAGACCCCAAACTTTACAAGGCGGGCCGAGTTAACACTTTCATGTATAAACCGGTGTATAGCGGAAGAAAGATCCACCCAACCGAGAGGCCGATCGAAATGATGGAAGACATCCTCATGACCTTCAGCCCTATGAACGGACGAGTCCTCGTGCCCTTTGCGGGTAGCGGGAATACCATTCTGGCCGCCGCCAACAAAGGTATGACTGCTTTTGGTTACGATCTGTCTTCTCAATACAGAGACGCATTTGTACAGAGGGTATTTGAGAGTCGTCCTCCACACTATAAATCCTACTCGGAGGTTCTGGAAGATGCAGGTTAATCCTACGAAGCGCCTCGTTTATGGCGAGGGCGATAAAGACGCCTCGATCGTTATAGTAGGCGAAGCCCCTGGTGCCACGGAGGTGAAACTTGGTAGGCCTTTCGTAGGGCAGTCTGGCCAAGTATTAGACAATCTCCTTAGCAACGCGGGAATTCCTCGTTCTGCCTGCTATATCACTAACGTGGTAAAAGAACAACCGCCGAACAACGACATAGAAGTCTTCTTTAAAACGCAAGGACAGCGGGTGTCCTGTACTCCTGAGTTCAATGCATATGTTCGTGCGTTGCATGAAGAACTCTGGGCCACAGATGCCAACGTCTACGTTGCGGTAGGCAATACCGCCCTTTACGCCTTAACACAGCGGCACGGCATTATGAAGTGGCGCGGTTCGATTCTCCAGGGATTCTTGGAACATAATGGGCAGTACCGCTTTATAAAGGTCGTTCCAACAATCCATCCGGCGACCGCTCTGCGTCAGTACATCTTCGTTCACTATATCTCCTTCGACCTTAGGCGTGTGCGAGAGGAAGCAACGACGCGGGAAGCACAGTTGCCAGAACGCCACATACGCCTCCGTCCTTCTTTCAACGATTGCCTCTCCTTTCTCGAGCGATGCTCGGCGTCACAGATGCTTGCTTTCGACATCGAGGTCATGAATGGTGAAGTATCATGTATCTCTTTCGCCTACTCACCTACTGAAGCTATTAGTATTCCATTTATGGAGTCTGGCTATCGTGACTACTTCACTCTGGACCAGGAGTATGAAATCTGGCGTGCTATCGGAGCTATTCTTGAGAATGAGAACATTCAGAAAGTAGGACAGAATGTGGCTTTCGATGCGACGTTCCTATTTCGTAAGTACGGCTTCGTAACCCGTCCTATTCAGGATACTATGGTTGCACAAGCCATTCTCTATCCAGACTTCCCAAAAGGCCTTGACTTCATAACGAGCATTTGGACTAGGGAACCTTACTACAAAGACGAAGGAAAGAAGTGGTTCCGCTTTGGTGGTAGCGACGAGGACTTCTGGCTATACAACGCGAAAGATAGCGCAGTATGCTTAGAAGCCTTCCCTAAAATCTATCGGGAGCTTCAGGCCCAGGGCAATGTGGAAGCCTATGAACGCCAACTAAGAGTAATCGAACCCTGCATTTTTATGCAGGAGAAAGGTATTCTTGTCGACGTGGAAGGCTTAACAAAAGCGTCTGTCGAGGCTGAAGAAGAGATCAAGTCTCTGACTGACGAGCTCCGCACTTGCTGTGGGTATGACGTCAATCCCAACAGCCCTAACCAACTAAAAGATTACTTTTATGGCAAGAAGAAGGTACAGCCTTACATCAACAGAAAGACTGGTTCCGCAAGCGTTGACGGTCAGGCCTTAAAGCGGCTTAGCAGAAGAGGCTTCAAAGAAGCAGACCTTCTCCTACGCCTGCGTAAACTAACCAAACTTAAAGGCACCTATTATGACGTTACGCTTGATGACGACGGTCGTTTACGCTGCTCTTTTAATCCAGTAGGCACAACTACTGGAAGATTGTCGTCATCAGAAACCATCTTCGAAACAGGCACGAATATGCAAAATCTTCCTCCGGAGATGCTGCGCTTCCTGCTCGCTGATGCTGGCTACATTTCGTACCTAATGGATCTTTCACAGGCAGAGAATCGGACTTTGGCATATATCGCTCCAGAACCATCCATGATTAGAGCGTTCGAGAATGGTATAGATCTTCATCGCCAGACAGCCGCCCTCATCTTCAACAAAGCACTCGACCAAGTATCCGACGAAGATGGGAGCGCGCCAATCGGTGGAGGTACATTCAGCGAACGCTTTTGGGGAAAGAAAGCAAATCACTCATTGAATTATGACTTCGGCTTCAAGTCGTTCGCACTCCTGTACGAAATACCTGAAGCGGATGCGAAATTCATAGTCGACCGATACCACACTGTCTATCCCGGCGTGCGTGCGTACCACGCTTGGGTACGCAGTAAGTTATCTAAGACTAGAACGCTAGAAAACTGCTTTGGTCGTAAGAGGCTTTTCCTCGATAGATGGGGCGACGAGCTATTTAAGGAAGCATATGCCTACATTCCGCAGAGCACTGTCGCAGAGAAACTAAATGACCACGGCCTCTGCTTCGTCTATTACAATCAGCAGTGGTTTTATCCAGTCGAGCTTCTAAACCAGATCCATGATGCCTTAGCATTTCAGATCTCGACAAAGCACGACTTCAAAATCCACGCAGAATGTATTCTTCGGATCAGAGATTCCTTGGAGTCTCCTATTTCTTGGGGGGCGACCCAGTTCAGTATCCCCGTTGATTTGAAGGTAGGATTTGGGATGGATAAGAAGAAGTCCAAGGAGGTTAAACTTCGTGAGTACGCGACAGTTGAAGGACTGGCTCGACTCTTATCTGATCTACACGGAGAATACCGAGCCTCCATTCATGTATAGGCAGTGGGTGGGCATCTCAACCATTGCGGCGGTCCTTCAACGAAAGTGTAGTATGCGGTGGGGAACCATTACGTTCTATCCCAACATGTACGTAGCACTTGTAGGACCTGCAGGAAAGTGCCGCAAAGGTACCGCGATGAGTCCAGGAGCCGCCATGTTAAAAGACCTTGGGGTAAAACTCGCCGCGGAAGCTATAACAAGGGAAGCCCTAATTCGTGAACTAAAAGAAACGACTAACACAGTCGTAGACCCCCTCACAGGGGTCATCTATATGCACAGTTCATTGACAATCTACTCTCAAGAACTTACAGTCTTCTTGGGGTATAACAACCAACAGTTGATGATGGACCTAACAGACTGGTTTGATTGTCGAGATGTCTGGGTCTACCGCACTAAGCATCAAGGCACCGATGATATTATAGGCGTCTTCGTCAACTTGATTGGTGCTACTACCCCCGAATTACTGCAGAGTACATTGCCTATGAATGCCATAGGTGGCGGCCTAACCAGTCGAATGATCTTCGTTTTTGAGAAAGAGAAAGGAAAATCAGTTGCGACGCCCTTCCTCTCTGAGGAGGCAAAACGCCTAGAAAAAGCGTTACGCCTCGACCTCGAGCGTATTATGATGATGTCTGGAGAATTTAAAGTGACCGAGGAGTTTCTTGGGAAATATGTAGAATGGTATACCTTCTTCGATCAACAGCAGCATGAGTTGATAGATCCCAGGTTTGCTGCATATTTCGAAAGGAAGCCAACGCACTTAATGAAACTCTGCATGATCGTGAACGCTTCACGAACGAGTAGGATGGTTATCGAAGGCGAGGACTTTGACAGAGCTCTGGCTATCATAGATAGGACAGAGAAGAATATGCAGTATACCTTCGCCGGCGTTGGAAGATCACAGGCCGCTCCTCTGATGAATCAAGTTCTAGCGGTTCTCGGAACACGAAAGAAGATAACACTCGCGGAACTATCCCGAATGTTCTACCGCGACGCCTCTGCGAAAGACATGGAAGCCGTTATACAGACCCTCGACTCGATGCGGGTTATCAGAAGGGTCTTTAATGGCGAAGAGGTTATCATAGAATATCTAGGATGGAAAGGAGGAAAAATCTATGGAGACACAACTGACTCCTAAGCAAATGACTCTGCTCATTAAGCAGGCACTTGCAAATGGGAAGATTACAGAAGAAGATGTCGAACAGGCAAGAAGGAAGGAGCCGTCTGAGACGCTAAGGTATCTAACAGAGAAGCTCCACTTCTTAATCTGCTCCGGCCAGCACGACTTCCTTGATGATCCTACCTACTGCGGCTTTTTGCAGGAGGGGCTATTGGACAACGAATGGGAGCGGCCCTACCATCTTCAATGGTCGGATTATACAGAGCTTCTTCTAAAGTCGTACGAGATGAGTGAGGAGACTTTAAAAGACGTCTTCAACGATCTGCTAAACATCATCCTTTCTATCGAGGAGATAAAAAGAAAGTATGGACCGAACAGTGCACGGTTTGCTATTGATGTTGTGAGTAATAGCCTGCCGCCTAAGCCGGCGGTACAGCTCTCCTTCCTAAAAGGCTAGAGGATAACCGAGTGGGGGGCCGGTTAGTCTGGCCCCCCAATCTTCTGTGAATCATTCACCCTCGATCGGATATTCCAACTGCAACATTGCTCTACGCCCCAGCTCAGTTCGAAGCATCCTTCGTTGCATCGGTGTTAAGCCCCTCAGGCGCGCCTCCCTCCTGACACTTCCAGGAGTTACTCCGAGGAGCTGCATTTCGGCAATAAGTTCCGGCGGCACAGGCTGCCCTCCTTCCAGCGCCTTTACGTAAGTATCAATAACCTGCCCTTTCTTTTTATTGGTTGCCGCCTGTCTCCTATTTAGAATCGCCTCAGCTACTCTTATTCTACTGCTTTCTAAAGGTTCCGCGCCGGCGGCCTCTTTGAGATAGTCAGGCCATTGTAGTCTATAAAGTTCTCTACCTCGGTCGTCCTTGATGATATAATCCTTCTGTCCTTTAGTCATCAGTCGGTCTATAACCAACTCCGGCCAGTATCGAATAATAGGAATACTTCCTTCAAGGGACTTCCAAGCTCCTCTTGCAACGCCGCCCTCTCCTCTCATCATAGGCTGAATTACTTCCTTATTTATCCGCAGCAAATCGGAAAGGAAAGGTCCGGCCCAATCCTCTACCCTCGAAGGCAACTGCATTGTTGCAGCAGCAGTTACGTCCACTCCCAAAGCGCCACCTATGCCCCTTGAGGTACGTGCCGCATGCTTATTAAGCCACATCTCCGCATCATCCAAGGCGGCCCAGGCCCCCAGCAGCGGCAGGCTTTTAAGAAGCATCAATAAACCTCGCGGCCCACCCATCGCTAGTTGAAAGGCCATATACCTTACTAGCTCCTGCCCACCTAGCTGTCGGATGAATTCAACCTCTTTTAACATATAGGGTTTGAATTGCCCTAACAACCTTCCGACAGGGGTGCGAAGAATACGAGGTAACGAGGCGGCATTGTAAGTGAATTGTGTAAACCAGTTCTGCCTAATAGCATACTCCTGCGCCTCTGCTTTGTTAAGGCCCAAATTTTTAAGGGCGTGAAGGTAGGCTGCCGCCAAGGTAGTTTCTCTGTTCGGCATTTCCGCGGCCTGGAACATTCCCAGAGGATGCCACAGAGACTCTTTCGGCTTGATCCTTCCCGAGGCGTCAGTTGCATAAGAAACGC